TGAAAGTATTTTGTACTCTGTAGATATGCATAGATGTTATGACCATCAGGCATATTGATAAACAAATTGTTATCAAAATGAAAGTGTTCTTCCTTTACATAAGGTCCAGGACACACACCAATGTTAGTAAGGTTCTTTAGTTTGAATGCTTCAAACAACTGATGATCGTTCCATTCATCTTTGAAATCACTAGGAGGTATCATAAAATCAAAACCACGATTAGCAGCAATGCCTCGTAGTCCTGCATACTGGAACATCTGGTTACCCAGTCTTCCATGTCTTCCTAGATGGTTGAATCCTATAGTCATACCGAATGCTTCTCTTTCAAGTATTCAATCTCCTTCGGGAGGAGGTGTTCATAAGTTCTCTGAGTCTGAGTCTTGTGCTCTCTATTTGAGATGTGATAGTCCTGTATAACCACAGGTTCTCCGTGATATTTATAGAGTCTGTAGTACATATCACAGTCCATAAGCATGACAAGATCCTCGTCAAAGTATTCTCCAATACCATTCCTAATAGCAAGGATGGAAGGAGAACTAAGAGTGTTAACACCCTCCAACAATTTCTCATTATACACAGGAAGTTTCGGGTTATAATGAGTCCTACCATCGTCTATAGTATGAGCGAAGCCTGTTACAGCCCAGTCTACCTCAGGTGTAAATGCTTTGTCAAGTTCTTCTACTAAATTGTTAGTAAGAATGAAATCATCAGAGAACAATACCTTTAGTATGTCCCCGTTGGCATGACGTAATGCGTTATTAGTATTAGCAGAAATGTTGCCCAGCTTATTTGTATTAGGAGCATATAATATCTCCAAGACATCCGAGTACTCCTCACATGCCTTGAAGACTTTAGGTGATTTGGAATGATCACTTATAATAACATTGAAATCTTTATTAGTTTGCTGTGTTAAAGCATAAAAGATGTCAAACAAATACTGCTGACACCTTATGTTACCATCATGAGTAGGAATACAAAAACTTACCCTCATTGATCCAGTACTACCTCAAATGGTTGACATGCATAACTCCTAAGAGCATTCCTAACAGTATTAGGTACACTCTCATGTATGTACCAGTCTTCCATACAGCAATCACCATTGAAGATCTGGAATCCTACTAGATCATACCCATGCTCTGAGAATATGTCACGATGATCTATACAACCATCCCACTGACGATACATGTCATGCTCATAAGTAACACACTTGAAAGTAAATTTATCAAACGGAATTGTCTTCAGTGCTTTCAATGTAACTTCAGGTGGTTCAAGATCTAGTGAAAGATAATCCACTGTCTTAGGTAGATCTAAATCATCCCAAGGAATTTCAAGAGCATCACCATGTATGAAACGAGTATTAGGTCTTTCATCTACCCACATAGCAGCTAACTCTGAATCAAGTTCAACTGATACACCTGACCAGTTATACTTCTTCTCTAGTAACCATGTATTATTTCCAGTGAAAGGTTGTCCTCCACCTATCTCTAAGAAAGTACCATCTCTCTTAGCATCATTGACAACCAATGCAAAGATGTCTTGCCAGACCTGAGAATAATTCTTCTTCAGATCTTTCATCCCTTCAGGTTTGATCTTCAGGAAGTCGTAGTCCTTATGAAAATAATTAGTTTGATTTGATCCTTGCAGTGGCATTGTTCACTTCCTCAATAATTTTACGGGTTAGCCTAGGGACTACATCATTGTCACTATGAAACTGTTTGGCAACCTCATAGTTATGTTCAATCGCCTCACGTCTATTGTCATAGCAATCAGAATCAAGACGTTTGATAATCATCTCTAACTCTTCAATATCATTGAAGGTAATGATACCATCCATACTAAACCAGTCACCTATGTTAGGACAACCATAGTATATTGGTACAGTCTTAGAAGCAAAGCAATCTATTACCTTTTCAGTAAAGTAATTCCTTTGCTTTGAATTCTCCACTGCTATATGAAACTTCGATGACTCAAAGAAATCATTCCTCCTCTGATGAAAGGGTGGAGATATGTGACTATAATACTGCAGACCATTAGATACGTCAACCTTTGTCAGCAAGTCATAGATATCTAAACGTAACCTATGACCTACACTCTGATTCTTATTGCTAGTGACGAACGATACATTATTCTTCTTACTAATCTTTAGATCCTTGAAGTCTAACCAACTAGATCCCCACTCAAATAACTCTGCAGTAGGATACTTATCTAAGATCTTCTGAGTGAATGTGTATATCTTATCAAACTTATATGCATTCTTCAATGCACCCTCACTAACAGTAGGTAGTATTGCTAACGGTTCTGCAAGAAATAATATCTTATAGTCTGCATCGTTATTACATGCAAGATTGTCAATTGATATACTAACCTGACAATCAAAATCTAATCCTCCATCAACCCATGGGTTCCACCATAGGGGATAAAAATGTGCTGCTTTCATCGTATGTCTTGGAAATGAAAATGGAATCCAAATGTTTCAATGCCTTGATGCTCAGGACACTCTACCTCTTTGGAGAAGCGAGCCGCCACACTGACGGGAGCATATACACATCCCTGTTCCTCGAAGATGTGTCTGTTGTGGCAGCATATGTTCCCGTCTTCATTATATAGCCCAGCATTCTGATGCTTATAGAAGTCTCCTTCATTGACTTCCCAAGGTACTGTTACTTTTGATGGTACATCGAGGAGTTTTTTTGAACGTAAGGAGAATCCTCCGTTGCCCACTCGCTGATTTCTTCCCCAAGGGTCAAGGTAGGCGTTGGGGTCGTCTCTCCATGGTGCTCCAATGTAGTCGTATTCCAACCAGTTATCATCCCATAACCAAGGACGAATAACGTAGCCATCAGGGTGAATGAGAAGGGAGTGAGATGTTTGAACATGATTTCCTAAGTTGTAGATACAATAAAAATTGAAGTCATTTATACTTTGTATTGGATATACTTCTTCATAAGTTGCTTGGTCACATAAACCATCAGGTCTACCCTTACTACTGAGAAACTTTACAGCACCCCACTCAATCTTTTCACATGATTTATTGACAGCATAAACTGCTTCTGGAATATCCAGATCAGCAAGCATCAACAGTGTGACATCAGGTATTTTAGGATCCCAAGGATTTAGCATCTCTAACTGCACGGTTGAATCTTGTATATAAGTCTAACATATTCTCATCCAAATTCCTAGCTCTGATAAACAAGTCGTCATTTTCTGCCAACAAAGTCTTGTTTATCTTAGCAAAATCTTCTACCCATAAGATAGGATACTCTTTATAACACTCTGCTAGATATCGATTCATCTTCATGATAGGTACTCTCTTCAAGCACAGTACCTCCCAGTTTCTATGACAGTCAACAGCATTACCTTCAGGACATATCATAAACTTATGATCCTTTATCTGATTGACATACTCAATGTATGATACCCGTTCATCTACAGTAGCATACGATTTATCCTTGAACATCTCTCGTATATTACCACGTTCACTTAGGTTAGTATGCTCTGCATGATTGACATACAATAACTTTCTCGGCTTCCTCTCCTCTCTCATAGAAATCTTTAGCAGGTCATGCTTAGTACATCCCTTGACTAATGGTCTACCTAAACCATAAGGAAATGGATGTAACTTACCACCATATCCTATAGCATTTGCTGCATAGATTGCTCGAACATTAGGTGGTATTTTATCTTGTATGTCCTCAGTAATAGGAGTGTCTTCATTATTACAGAAGATAATAAACTCAGTATGTGGTTTGAATAATAATATCTCAGCAAGTAAATGCATTAGATCATTCTTCTCCATCAAATGATTGACTCTCTCTTGATCATGAGGAGTACCTGCTTTGAGGGGTCTCTTATATAATCTTATATTATCAATGAACAGTGTCATAACACCACTGTCTTTGATCCTCTGTATGAAATGTACGTTGCCTTCATTTGCTTCTTCCATGAAAGCACCTTCGACTCCACCAAGACAACCTGCTTGGTCACCAAAGTCATAATCACATAGGTTAGCTATCGCTGGTCCGTGGAGTAGGTTCATAATTTATGTTCAATGAGAATCTAACGTTTGTTGTAGGAGATGAACTGGAATGCTTCCACTTACCATCAAAGACTACCATCTTACCTCTCTCTACTGGTTCCCTATGAATAACATTCAAGTCATCATCAAAGAAAAATGTATCACCATCTGAATCATTAGGATAGTATAGACCTACAATATGAGGAAAGTTTTGATCAACATGTGCATTATGAGGAATGCCTGTACGATGTGGTTTAGGATACTGGAGTGTATTATGAGCACGGATCATCTTATTATTAGGTAACCCTATGTACTGACCAATCTCATTCCATGGCATCTTAGTAAACCAAGGACTAGTATTACCTTTCTCCAAAAAAGTATGGGAAAAGTATGGATTCATCTCCTTACGTAAAGGATGATCAACATTACCATAGGCACAATCTTTGAAGAAGTACCAAGGGATCTCATGACTCAGTTCTTCTATGTAATCTACTACACCTTCAGGAAATTGGTGGTTTGTAATCGAGAATGAATCGTCTTTGCTCATCAGTGTTCTTCCATTCACCAGGTTTTAGATAGTTATACAAATGCATCTGATGTAATTGTACATCAGTAGCTTGTAGCATGTGCCAGTTGAGATGCTCTGATATGGATAAGTTAGAACAAAAGAAATTCTTTATGTTCTTACTACACAAAGCAGCAGCAACTGCAAAGGTTCCTACACCAGAACTACAAAGATTCTTTGCTCCTAACATTGTAGCAAAGTCTTCTGCAACTGTCAAAGACTGAACAGTGACCTGATGGTATCTCTCAAGTTCTTCAACCACTGGATTGAATCTGTCAGGCTCTGTGACAACGATTGTCTTTTTGAATTCCTCGACAAGTGGTGTATAAAAGCGAAGAGGATTAGGAGCATACTGCTCAGGATTAGTAACCCCTTTGTCAAAAATATCTCCACTCCTAATGTGAATAACAAGAGTGTCATCAGGAATATCGATTTTCGGTACGTCCAGATGAGGGTAGATATATGTTTGACATACGGTACGCATAGAGCGTGTGATAAACCCTGAAGGAAGTAGTACCTCACGGTACGGTCCTTCCCAGTAGAAGCACTTGGATACAACTTCTCTACTGCTTGATCCAAACGTTGTCTTGTGCTTCTTGATAATTTCATGATCTATACTTTCAAAGGTGTCATCACTATCATGTGCCATCATAGTACCAAGAGCACACTGTTGGATATTATTACCCAACCTTCCATACCAATGGGATAATCTAATCGTCATCTTTAGGATACATGTCCAAAGCAATCTGATTCATAATCCAATTATAAGTCTTTCTTATACCCTCTTCAAGTGTTTGTGAGTAATCCCAACCAAGTTTCTCACGTATAACATCATTGTTAGAGTTACGTCCACGTACACCTAGTGGTCCATCAATATGTTTCTTACCAATAGTTTTCTTAGCAACCCTAGCAGCAGTATCTACCAACTCATTGATAGTTACCATCTCCTCTGATCCTATGTTCATTGGATCAGTCCACGTTCCTTCCATGATTCTACGTGTTGCCTCAATACATTCGTCGATGTATAAGAAGGATCTAGTTTGAAGTCCATCTCCCCATACTTCAATGGTTCCTCCGTCATCTGCATAGGCAACTTTTCTACAGATGGCAGCTGGAGATTTTTCTCTACCTCCATGCCACGTTCCTTCTGGTCCGAAGATGTTGTGGTAACGAGCAATCCTAACAGGGATACCATGATTACGATTATAAGCGAGATATAACCTCTCACTAAAAAGTTTCTCCCATCCGTATTCGGAATCAGGTGCAGCAGGGTAAGCGGATTCTTCACGGCAATCAGGGTTGTCAGGGTCAAGTTGATTGTACTCTGGGTACATACAAGCAGAAGAACTATAGAAGATCTTTGTCTGCCAATCTAGTTTAGGTCTGTTACATTCTGTCCATTCCTTTATGTCACCAAATGTTTCATTCAACTTACGTTGTTCTTCAAGAACATTTAGATTGATAGTTGCTGAGTTCTGCATGATGTCAGCATCATTCTCACCTGTAAAAATAAACCCTGCACCACCCATGTCAGCAGCAAACTGATAGATCTCATGGAAGGGTAAGATATATCTGTAGGGAACTGACTCATAAAAATTACCTTGTTCTCCTTTGAATTGTATTACTCTACGTACAAACTCTGCTTCACGTAAGTCTCCTTGTATAAATTCATCTGCTTTTGTTTCTGAGAACTCAGGTCTCTTTAGATCAACAGCACGTACCCAGTAACCCTCTTTCTTTAGACGAGTCACCATTGCATGACCGATAAATCCTCCACCACCTAACACTAGTGCTGTCTTCATTGTTTTTCCTTTAGATAAAATGCATCACCCCAATTACCTTTACCCTGCCAGTGAGTCTCAACTCTTTTGAAACCACGAGGTTCTAAGAACTCATCAAGGTCTTCAATCAAAGCAGTGCCTTTGTAAATTTCCTCATTACTAATCTCAGTGAATATGTAGTCAACATGTTCCAAGGTGTTTACCGCACCTTTTAGAATCTCTAACTCATACCCCTGAGTGTCCATGGATAGACAGTTATAGTCTTTCAGTTCGAGACCTTCATAGTCATCTAACCTACAAACTTCAACCTCTTCCTCCTGCCTGAACTCTAGGTTGGGATGATCCCTAAAGAATACTTCTGAGGGTTCCAATAAGGAACTAGTCATATCAAAAGATGTACAAGTGTACATCTTCATGGTGGTGTTTTCATTCCCCAATGCCTGAGGATGAATAGTAATGTATGCCCTGTCAGCATATGGTTCTTGCCACTTCAACAATGACTCTTGACATGATTGTTGAGGTTCAAACCAAGCAATATTCTTGACACCATTAGCAATGTAATCAACGATCTCATCACCATGCCAAGCACCAGCATGAATAATACCTGTGACTTTCATGCCATACTTATGAAAGTAATGGACAGCACCACCCAAACAACTACTCATGCTGGCTCGTACTTCTTGATGAGATCATCTATGTAGTCTAGCATAGGTACAGTAATAACAGGAGAACATCCTACGAAAAAGACATCATCGAGAACTCTTGATGCATTCGGATAATTCTTAGGATCATCCAAACCTCTATACCCAGGATGCATAAGGATATTGCCAGCAAAATAGTTTCTAGTTTGTACTCCATTTTCTTCTAGGTATTTTACTAGGTGGTGTTTACCGTACTCATAAATTATAGGGACACCGAACCATGATGTCTCCGCATGTTCTTTCTCTTCAACAACCCTGCAACCAGGAATCTGACTGAAGACTTGAGTCAAAGCTCCTTTATTCATACGACGGACACAATGTATCTCTGTCTGCTTCTCCAATTGTATCAAACCAATAGACCCTTGCAGGTCGGCAGGCTTGAGGTTGTATCCTTGGACTCCGAAGACATACTTATGATCGACATCCTTGTCATACCCTTCCAACCAACGATCAAATCTCTGTCCACAGACACCGTTGGGCAATTTATTCTGGGCTCCTACACAATAGCATCCACGTCCCCACCAAGCGAAAGACCTAGCGAGTTGGACGACCTCTTCAATGTTAGAAGAAACCATACCTCCTTCAATCGTGCAGATATGATGAGCAGGATAGAAAGAACAAGACGCTGCAACGGCATGTTTAGTAAGAAACTCATCTCTCCACTTGCTTCCGAGGGAATCACAGTTGTCAGCAATGTACTTGATACCGTGCCTATCAATAATATCGAGGAACTTATCAAAGTCGTAGGGATTTCCAAGGACGGGTGAACTAAATGCTGCAACAGTTCTATCTGTAATCTTAGACTCCAGCATGTCAAGATCCCAGTTGAGATCATCCATACTAATGTCAACAAAGACTGGCTTCAATCCATTCTGAATAATAGGATTGATAGTGGTAGGAAAACCACAAGCACAGACTAATACTTCATCACCATCCTTCCAATCAAAATACTTCTTCAGTGCAGCAATCATTACCAAGTTGGCAGATGATCCACTGTTCACCATGACAGAGTAATCCATCTCAAAGAAGTTAGAGAACCTACGTTCAAACATGTTGACGTTCTCACCTGCAGGTAACCACTTACCCTGAAGTAGAGTTGTAATAGCAGCAGTAACTTCTTTAGTATCCCAGTAAGGACCAGAGTATAGTATCTGTTGGCCAGGTTTCCAATCCTGATTAGGTATGTAAGGAAACAAATCATATCCATTCTTCTCAAGATTGAATATGAAGTGTTCTATTTGTTCACTCAGGCTATACATAAGTCCTTCACAATAAATTCATTAGATAAAAATTGAGTAAACCCAAGTTCTTTAAGTTTAGTAGTGTCCATCCAGAAATTCTGAGTCTGAACATTCTTATGAAACTCTGGTGGTTCCATGTTTAGAAGTTCACCTCTAGATCTAGAGTAGTGTTTTGCCAGTGACATTATCTCACTGACAGAAGTAGGGTTGCCAGAACCTATGTTATATATCTGGTTGAATTCACCCTTATCCATGACAAGTCTGATAGCACGACAGATATCATCTACATGCATAATGTCACGACAATGTGATCCATTATCATATAGTTTGACATCTCTATCTGCTTTCAACTCATCAATCATCCACTGTATAGCATTCTTCTTACGAGATGCTTTACGATCACCAGGTCCCATGACATTACATAGTCTAAGGATCCTGTACTTCATGCCAGTGGTTTGGCTAAAAGACTTGATAAGATTCTCAGCACAAAGTTTTGTGATCGAATAGAATCCTTGTGGATCACACTGAGAGTCTTCTTTTGCTGGTAATGTTCCTTTTCCATAGACAAACCAAGAGGAAATGAAGTTAAAGGTAATGTCTTCTGACCTGCAGTGGTCAAGAACCTCGCAAAGGACATGTAAGTTAGTGTCAACGTCTAATGTTATTTTATCATGGACATTATAATTGTCCACAGTTGATATAGTATACAAGATGTCATTACTCTTTGGCTTACGATCATCCTTGTTTACTATTTCAACTTCGGGTTCATACATGTGGTAGAACTTCCTACCTATAAACCCTGGTCCATAAAGAGAAATCATAGTCGTTCAAGATACCATGCTACAGTTGCACGTAGACCCAATTCAAAATCAGTGAACGGGGTCCACGTAGTCCACTGAGTTATCTTAGTATTATCCATACCATATCTCTTATCAATACCAGGTCTCCCTTCGTTGATACCAATAAGAGTGTATGGTTTATCCATCATATCTAATATCATCTTAGTGACATCTATATTTCTCATCTCCATGTCACCACCTATATTGAACTGCTCATTTATAATACCTTGCCATTCTAATTCCCAAAGAGCAGCACAATGATCAAACACATAGATCCAATCTCGTATCTGATTACCACCACCATGCATGTAAGTAATCTCATCCTTCAATGCATTACTTACTACTAATGGTATTAGTTTTTCAGGATGCTGATGGATACCATAGTTGTTACTACAGTTAGTCAGTAGATAAGGTAATCCATAAGTGGTATGCCATGCTGTGACAAAATGATCTGATGCTGCCTTACTTGCAGAGTATGGATTCCTAGGATGATACTTAGTTAATTCTGTAAACAGAAACGGATCATCATACTCTAAAGTTCCATACACCTCATCAGTAGAGATGTGATGGAACTTATCTACCTCATGCTTTACACTAGCATTCAATAGATTGATAGTACCTATAACATTTGACTCTAAGAATGGTCTGTAATTCTTGATAGAGTTTTGTACATGACTCTCAGCAGCAAAGTGCCAGACCTTTAATGGTTTATATTTGTCAAAGATATAATTGACATTGTTCTCATCAGATAGATCACACCATTCAAAGATGAACTGATCATCCTCAGGTATGAAATCACGGTTAGCAGCATAAGACAAGTTATCTAATACAACAACCTGCTCATCTAACTCTGTTTGGTCTTTCAGATAATGAAGAAAGTTACTGCCTATAAATCCTGCTCCACCAGTAACAATATAAGTCATTCTGTACCATACTCATTGATGGTAGCATATAGGTTACTCTTTTGGACTCTACCATAATCATCTTCTATCCTTATAATATCATCTTCCTTACATATACCACGCTGTACCTCAATGATAAGACAACCTTGGTCACCACCCTCCAAACGATGACGTTGTTCTATACCAATATGGAATGTATCACCTGGCTTACACTCAGTTGTACATTCATTTTGAGTTACGATACCAGTACCCCTTACTACAGTCCAGTGCTCTTCTCTATGTTGATGGTATTGTAAAGATAGTCTTTGGTGAGGTGCTACGTAGAGTTTCTTGACAGCGAAACCATCTCCTCTACACAGACAACAGTACCATCCCCAAGGACGTTCACGTTTGAAACTCACACTAACACCCCCGCATTCATAAGGTCATACTCTAGTTCTTCTAATAGAACATTATAATCTCTATCCTTCTCTTCATAGAAGTAAACATTTCGTCCTTTGTAATAACTATAGAGTTGCTTATACAACTCTGGATTGTCATACTCCAGATCACTCTTGCCCTCCACTGCTGATATAAGTTCTCGTGTATTATTCTTGAACTTGGAATAAAAGGGACCCCTGGTCATTGTTCCGTTTGAATTTACTCTATGATTATAACCCTATCTAGGCAGGAAGTCAAGGTATTTGTTAGATGTAATTAGGTTGACATTGATAGCAATCCTATACTCCTCAGAGGTAGTAGCAAGTGGCATATGAGTAGCGTTTGCTGGAAATATAATCAGCTCACCCTCACTAGGGTTATGTTCATACTCAACAAATGATATACCACCATCAGCAGGTTTCTTCATGTAGAAAACAGTAGAGATATCTCTCTCCACATCACTATGGTTATGGTATGTCATCTGATTTCTCTGAGCATTAGAAACATATACCCATGCAGTTCTATCCACTATCTCTATCTTAGGATAGAGATCCTCTACTGTCTCTTGTATCAGTTTGAAAAGTGGTCGAAACAAGTTCTCATTGCTAGGAGAAATAGGAAACACCCACTCTCCTGTGTTGTACAACTTACTACTCCACTTATGTTGTAAGATAAGTTTCTTACAAAGTAACTCAGGATCATCAGTCCAATCGAATCCTAAATCAACGGATTTCAAAATCAAGTTTCCGTACCTTCCTTTTCTTTCGTGACTCTTGAAACTCTAAGTCACTTGCTGTTAATACATCCTTATCATGTATAGGATATATTATTGTATTGCATTTCTTGCATGTCTGAATCCTCAAAGAAGAACTCAGAACCGCACCACAACGTGTGCATTTCATTTTCACTTACCCCAAATCTGTATTGATCGTCTTGGATACTTTGCTAACGAAGACACCTGTGTAACGCTGTGCTCTTCGTACTCTGTATTTATTATCAATGTACCTGCTGTAGGACAGACACAATGTATTTCTTTGTCTTTATCCTCCCAAAGAAAGAGTCCACCCCATCGTTTATCCCAATCATTAAGATATAGTGTAGCACCAAAGACATGTCCTTCATCGGTGTGCCAATTGATACCAGAATGTTTGTTCCAGTAATGATAATTTAGATTGAGTTCTTTTGAATCAGGTAGATGATCTATTATAGCAGCTCTTAGTTTTATACAGGTAATGTTAGATGGAGTTGCTGCCATACATGTACCTGTTATACCTTCATGCAAAGAAGATCCCCAAGTGGTATTACTTAGGGACCATAACCTCTGCTTCAAGTAAGCATCTATCTCTTGATTACATCTATCTATTAACTCTTTAGGTAGTAAACGTGACAGTACCTGCATTAGTAATCGCTATGTCATTATCAAAAAGTTCTAATCCTTTATCAGTAAGGATGTGATTGTACATCTTATCAAATACTGCTGGTGGCATGGTAACAATACCAGCACCTCTTTGATATGCATGTGATACACTCTTCACATCTCTAATAGATGCAGCTAGAATCTCTGTACCACGTACATATTGCATGTTGTATATGTCATGGATCTCTTCAATAAGATCTAGTCCTTCAGCAGAGTTATCATCAAGTCTCCCTACAAATGGTGAGATATATGTAGCACCTGCTTTAGCAGAAAGTATTGCCTGTGCAGCATCAAAGATCAGTGTTACATTTACTTTGATTACATTACTCGACAATGCTTTACATGCTTTCAATCCATCAGGAGTACATGGTACTTTGATAGTAGTACAGTCACCAAAGGTATGCTTAAGTCTTTCACCCTCAGTAACCATATCACTTACAGAACCATAGACTTCCATACTAATGTCATTGACACCAATATTTCTTAGTTCTCTATACACCTCTTCAGGATCTCTACCACTCTTTCTAATAAGAGTAGGGTTGGTTGTTACACCATCAATCAATCCAGTATCAAATCTGTCCCGAATCTCTGTGGTGTCTGCTGTGTCTAGAAAAATTCTCATCGGAGTTCAAAATAGTTTAGGTTAATTACACACTTGACTTTAGTGTCCTGTTGACTTACACCTCTGTGCTTAAGGTTACCAGGAAATACAGCAAGTCTGTTAGCAACACAGTCTACCTTAGTTCCATCCTCAAACTCAGTGTAACCATCACAAGTATTCACATAGTATATAGCAGTGGTCATAGTATTGCAAGGTTTGTTTCCTTCTCCTATCACATCAGTATGCCATGTACTAAAATGCCTTTCCTGTTTCAGAGGTTCAAGGTTTGCCTTGACCTTATGTAAGGCAAGAAACTTTACCCTATCTAAGATAGGTTTTACTACATCAATTTGTGGAGATGTAGTATGAGTAGCCTCACCACGCATACTATGAAATGAATATACTAAGTGTGTGAATTGATAGTTTCCTAAACTATCTTCACCCATACCTACCTTACGTTTATTATACTTCCAAGGGAATGCTCCCGCCTCTAGTATCAGACCATACATCTGTTTCCATTGGTCTACAGGAAGAAAAGTATCGTAGATATTTACCATAGTACACTATCACTGGGGTTATAATAGCACCTCATATAAATTTAGTCAAGTATGTATAAATACTCTGGAACTCTCAGCTAAATTTATGAAGAATCTATTTTTAGGTTTTGCATTGTTAGCATTTGGATTGCCAGCTAGAGCAGACATAACTCATAGAATGTCTTCGAGCACTCAGTTGGTTACAAACGCTGCAGCAACACAGGTACAAAGAATTGGTAGTACTTACAGTGCCTCTGGATCTGGTGTAACTATGGACGTTGCTGGTGGTAACACTGCTGATAATAAGGTAGGTGGAATTGGTTCACTTTCATCAGGAGTAGGAGCTGGTTCTATTGCTACAGCCACACAGACAAGTGCTGGCGGTGCATTCAGCTTTAGCCAAACTTTTATCCAAGGGGACGTAATTGAAACAACTGCACCTGCAGTTGGTGCAGTTAGTGATTACTCTATCCAGACTTCAACTGGTGTTGGTAGTGGTACTGGTACAGGTACTGTAACTTCAGCACATACTGCAACAGCAGCTGGTGGTGGAACAGGTACTTCATCTACAGCACAGTTCGTAACTGAACTTACAATCAACCACTAAATTAAGATGAGGAGGTTTATCCTATTATATCTCCTCTTGTTGCCAACAAAGGCAATGGCAGTTCCTGTGGTCCCAAATTTTACCCAGGGCTCAATGACCAGCCATACAGAAACAACGTCCACCGTTACGGAGACGATTAATAGTATGGACTATGCTACAGGCTGGACGTATTCAGTATCTGGTACAGGTGTAGAACTAGAATCAGGATCAACAAATGTAGCACCTGATGTAACTAGTACTCAAGATAATACCCTCAACGGTGTGACTTCAACATGGACAGGATTAGATCTATCGACACAGAACAAACCAAACTTCGTACAAAGCACTCCTGGAGCAGCATTTCAATTCACAGAACATTATTCTGGACCAGGGCTTCAGACTCACACAGTAATACAAAGAACGACCACCATAAATTCAGTCACAGACACAACAAGTATATTCCAGCAATAGGTACATTAGTACTATCATTACTAAGTCCAACCGCATCACTAGCAGCAGACGTAGGTGGTGTATCAGCGACTGCCAACCCGATTGCGAATTCTTCAGGCTCAGTAACCAATCAAGCCATACAGGTTTTACAAGGTCCGTATATAACTAACACCTATGGTGGTGGTATACAGTGCCAAGGTGCTACCATGAACATCACACCTTACGTTACAGGAAGTGGTGCTTTCCAGCGGCCATTTGAATCTTACTATGATGACCCTGTGTATGACGTTCATGATGCTGACGATGATGGTCAGATTGATAACCCAGGAAATATTTTATATACTATGCCTACTCGTACTAATCAGACAGACAATTATAACTTATCAATAGGTGTCTCTGCTACTTGGTCTAAACCATTAGACACAGATCTACAAGAATTATGTAAAGCAGCAGCAACCACTCAGATGGAAGCACTGAGACAATCAACTGCTAACAAACGATTAGACTTTGAGATAGCTAGACTTAAAAATTGTGGGGAACTTATGATGAAAGGTATAGTCTTCCATCCTAAGTCACCTTATGCTGCTGTATGTGCTGACGTTATGTTAGTAAACCCACCTGGTGTGGTAGGACAGCACACACATACTATTACTTCTTCTCCTCCTTCTTCAGTCTCTTTGCATGATTCTTCGCAAACGGAATCGGATTCAACCCCTTCTTCTTCCGATACTCATTCGTCTTCAACTCATCCTGAGTCGGACGGTAAGGGGTTTTTCCAAGGATGGCGTTTACCTTGGTCAAACCCGTCTTTATCGCAGGACGAAACACACGTAGAAGAAGATCAGCCAGCGGCTTTGCTAGGAGGGCCGATGCACCTGCCACCGTCGCAATCACAGCCGTAGTACTAGCAACCTGAGCAGAGGGAAGATACTGTTCTACTGCTCCTATGTCTTCATATAATATCACACATATTTCTTTACCAGGATTGACAGGATCTTTCTGTAACTCATATCCTGACACCTTTTCCTTCTCATTTGGACCAAGAGTTCCTATCCTTGGAGAATTAGGTCCAGGACAAGGTACTTCTTCTGCTGCTACTGAACCTGTATCTGGTGTCTCTGGTGAACCTGGTGGTTCAGGTGGTGGTATAACGTCTGGTGCTTTCTGTTCGTAAGTTATTACTAACTGCTCTGGCTCATAATTCATGGCATCAAAGTGTGGCATCTGGCCATCACAAAATGTCATTGGTTCATCGTCTTCTGACAAAGACTTATTCTTACTACCAGTTATACTTGTCTCGTTTAGTTGATGTACCTCTACACAACCTGGCATATC